TCTATGACATAGTTTCTTGTTCTGAGGTTAGATGCTACTGCTGACACCTCTTTTCTCTCTAAAGCCTTTTGTATGCTTAGTGCTATCTTAGGGTTAGCTACTAACTTAGATGATTCCACTTCGACCCACTTAGGTATCTTCCCTGACTTCGTTAGAGCCACGTCATACACTTTTGCATAGACCTCCTTATAACTTCCCAACTTGCCTTTAACTATTTCATTAACAAAGGCTCTCTGCTTAATGGTTAGATCATCCTTTTTGACTACTTGGAGTTTTGGTTTATCTGGGGTTTTTGTTTTGTCGTTCATAGAAAGAATATTAACTGGTATCTGGATTCTTGGTAATGCTCTCATTTAGCTATCATTTATATAGATAAATATGATTAGACAATGGAGTTAGTTTTTGAGATACTAAGTGAATGGTGGAACGTTGAGATAACTGTGCTACCTCCTAGTGAAATATAAAGCTAGGGATTCGCAACGCGAGTGAATCAGAAAACAATGGGCGTGGGTGAATCTTTAAGGGATTCTTTAAGGGATGAAATTCCTCTTGAACTAAGACCAAATTAAGCGATAGCTGAAACAGTCTTAACTAGGGAAAAGTAAAAACTACTGACACAACCTCCAGTGTCTGTGAATTAACACACTGACGAGCATCCTATTTTGGGGTGCAAGAAACATACAGGAGAAATAAATAATGGTAAGAGTAGATGTAATAGCGTCTTTTGATCATCACGATCAAGAGTGGTTTGAGATAAGTATTCCTAACGAATACTTAGACAACGATAGAACTATCGTAAATTTTTTATTAAGACAACTAGATCATGTTAGCGATCTTTACTTGATATCCCTTTGTTGGATATGTAGTGAGAAAACTGCTAACAAGTTTAGAGGTATCAAAGACAGTATTAACCATCATGGAAAATATTATTTTACTAATGGAATGTTAGAGGTTAACTAAAATATGGAGGGATTAATTTCCCTCCAGTGTTCACGAATTAACGTGCTGATGAGTTTCCTTTTTGGGAAACAAGAAACACTTTTATAAAACTTTGGAGGTTTTACATTATGAGAAAAGTATCAAAAGAAATTGCAAAAGCATTTATTGAGAATAGAAAAAGAACTATTGGTAATAGTTGGACTTCAATGGGGTCTATCTATTTGCATGATAATAGAATTGCATGGTGGGAAGACATTCATCCTGATCATTACAAGAACAAACATATTCATTTATGTTTCTCTATGTGTGGGTGGGGAACTCCTACAACTAGAGAGAGATTGAACACTTTGTTTTCTCTTTTATTTGAGAGTGATGATGTTTTCATTCAGCAGAAAAACTTTGCTCAATGGCTAACTATTAAACATAGACAAATGGAGATAGACGAACATGCGACATACGTTCTACGTTGTTTCAATGGTCATCTATTTCTTGACGTGCCAATGAGGGAGGTAAGCTAATAGCCTACTGATGAGCCTTTGAAATACAGGCGAAACTAGACCCTATTTATTTAGGGTTTAGTCTAGGTAATAACTAACTGACTGGAGGGTCAATTATTATGGATAAAACCAAAAATAATACGCTGTCTATCAATGGTAAAGAGATAGGCGAAAAGCAATTAGATATTCTTAAATTGGAGAGTGTCTTAGATAATCTTATGTATGTTGATAGAAGTAATGCTTTAATCGTCATGCCTGAGAATAGTGAAGACGTTAAACCTTTTCTTTTAAGTAATATCAAAAAGTATCTTGAATCAGTTATAAAGACTGTCGTTCAAGAAGACCCTGAGAGAGCAAAATATTATGAACTCTCTGAGGGTGAATCGTGATTGCTGTTAAATGGTCTAAAAAAGAAGTAGAAACTAGACCCTTTTTAACATGGAATCGTAAAGGCGAGAGAGTTGTTTCTCCATATAGAAACGAAATTGATGTTTATATTTATTCTTGGAATGAATATAAGTTGGTCAAAGAACTGTATGGAGAAAATAGAAATTATTACTTTTTACTAAAGGGTGATGATTATCTATGTGACGAAAGTGGATATCGAGCAAGAATGTTTAATAACATTAAACATGCTACTAAGCATTTAGAATACATTTTAGAAAATGGAACTATGCATAGAGATTCTTGGGAAAATCCGATAGATTTTTGCCATAAAAAACGTATCACTAACGTCTTTACTTAAACCTACTGATGAGCAAGTGAGAGTCTTGCGAAACTAGACCCTGAACTATTTTTCAAATTTTTTAAGTTTGGGGTTTAGTCTAGGTGGATTTACTGGAAAATATTTTTTTATTAACTGGTAAATCTTTTTACTAACTTTGTTTCATGGAGGTAAATTATTATGAAACCAAGTCAAGCGTTGCAGATCATGGAATCTGTATTAGGTGGTGGAAACACACCTTTTCTACTAGGTGGAACTGGTGTAGGTAAATCTGCTGTAGTAAAACAATTAGCCATTAAGTTAGCTGATAGTAGAGAGTTAGTCGTTGACGAAATTAATCCTAAACCAAAAGAGTTTGGGTTTATTGATTTTAGACTGTCTTTATATGAATCAGTTGACTTGGGTGGACTTCCTTATATTGATGATGAGGGAGGACAAAAGAGAGCCTTTTTAGGCAATCTACCTAAAAGTGGTGAGGGTGTTTTATTCTTTGACGAATATGCTCAAGCACATCCAAGCGTTCAAGCTGTCGTAGGGCAGTTGATCTATGAAAAGCGTTTAGGCGAATACGTTTTGCCTAAAGGGTGGAAAATGATATGTGCAGGGAATAGAGCCAGTGATCGAGCAGGTAGCAACAAACTTCCTAGTCATGTAGTTGGAAGATGCTCATTGATTAACTTTGAGCATGACTTTCAGGACTGGGATAAGTGGGCGATAGAAAATGACATTGATAGTAGGGTAGTTGGTTATCTTAACTTTCAACCTCAATCTCTCAATGACTTTGATGCCAAGATCACTACACCTCAACCAAGCCCTAGAGCATGGTCAAGGTTAAGCGATACGTTGAAGACGAATCCACCTAAAGAACTTATCCAAAAAATAGCTGAATGTGATGTAGGCGAAATTCAAGCGATTGAGTTTACTAACTTCATGTCATTAATGGATGACGTTCCAAATCTAAGCGACATAGTAAGTGGCAAAGACGTTGAAGTCATAGACAAAGTAGGACTTTGTTTTGCTACTGCTGTTGCCTTAGTGGATGTAATCAAGGGTGCAAAAGAATCTCAAGTTGTAGATTATTTTGAAAATGCCCTTGCCTACGTTCAAAAATTCTCTACTCCTGAGTTTAGTTTGTTCTTTGTAAGACAATCAGTGACTAGGAGAAAAGAATTAATTGATACATCAGTCTATGCGAAATTCAAAGTTGAGCATCAAGACTTAGAGTATTAAACCTACTGATGAGCCTATGAGATTTAGGCGAAACTGGAGAGTAATAAAAAGAAAGAAAACCTAAAATTGTCTGTAGAGTTGAAATAAACTCAAGGTGGCAATAATCGTTCTTTTTGTTAGACACTTAATTGAGAGTGTTTTGTTTTAGTAAAGTTAAGGTAGGAAGTGGCTACCTTTAATGAAATCCAGTGATACAGGGCAAAATAAATATTAAATGCCTTAATAAGTTAAAACAATTTGTTAAATAAAATGAACTGACTTTACTATTAAAGGTGTAGATAAATTCACGTTATCTCTTAAATCTAGTTATGTTAAAAACTAGAGCCTACTCTCTCCAGTCTAGGTGTTTCCTAGTGATAGGAAATATTATTAACTGGTTAATTTTTCTTAGGAGGTTTTATATGGAAAAAAATACAACCAATACGTTAGCTGAAAATGCTACTCTCGTTAGACTTACTACTAAGTTTTGGAGTGGCATTAAAACTGATAAATCACTTCGTGATAACTTAGCTGATATCACTAATACAAGTGATCAATCTATGTTGCACGTTGCTAAACACTTAGTTGGATTCAATGCTAATAAATACTTTAGACGAATCATCAACAAAGTGAGGAATGATAGCTATTACCCATTGACATTGCCTTGGGATGATAACTCCTCTGATGATGACAATAAGGTCATCAGTGGGTGGAGATTATGTCCAAATAGCCAATTAGATGATCTTCAAAAAGCTATAGATCAAGCAAAACAAGACTTCTTTAAAGAAGTTGATGAGTTTTGTAAGAACTATCCAAGCATGATTGATGATGCTAGGGGTGTTCTTGGTCATGCTTTTAATATGGGTGATTACCCTCAAGTGGATGAGATAAAAGCTAAATTCAAATTTGATTTTGAAATTGCCCTTATCCCTAGTTATAGCAACGATATCAGACTAAATGTATCTGCTGACTTGAGAAAGCGTATTGAACGTGATGCTGAACAAAGACTTAGCAAAAATGTTAAGACTATATTTCAGACCACAGTTGATGCTTTAGTAGAGCAAGTTGAGCATATATCAGACAAACTCAAAACTTATGACCCTACTATTAAGGGTGGTGGATTCTTTAAGGATTCAAGTTTTGATAAGTTGCGAAAAGCAGTTGAGGTTATTCCTAACGTCAACAAAGATGTTTTAGGCAATGATGCTGATATAGCTAATGCTCATCAAAATCTAGTAGCAGTGCTATCTACTATTAACAGTATTGATACTCTTAGAGATCAAACTGAGATAGGTGATGCAAAACGTAAAAAAGTTGCTGATGATCTTGATAAGGCTATTGACCCATTAAAAGGTGGGTTAATGAAAAAGCTAGGAGGTCATAATGACTAATAGAGTTTTACAAGCAAGAGCAAGGTTAATGAAACATGATGTAGGAATTGCATCCATGCTACTTAACCTTGAACTTGTTGAAACTGATAAGTGCGACACAATGGCAACCAATGGAAAAGAGATACTCTGGAATCCTGAGTTTGTTAAAGACATAACAGACAAAGAGATTGAGGGTGTCTTAATCCATGAATCAATGCACGTTGTTTGGGAACATCCATTAAGACGTGGTAAAAGGAATCATGCTTTATGGAACGTGGCTACTGATTATGTAATCAATGCTTATGTTCATTATGATCTAAACATGGATTTACCTCATGGTGGATTACTAGATCGTAAGTATCATAGGTGGACTGCTGAACAAGTCTATCGAGAACTTGATACGAATGATGATGCCTTGCAACAAGCAAAAGACCAAGCCAACAACCTAAATGGTAGTGGTGAAGATTCAGATAGCAATTCGCAATCATCTACAGGTGATAAGTATTCTGATATACCTAAACTTGTAGGTGAAGTTTGGGATGCAGTTGATGAGGAGGGCAATCCTCTTAGCGAATCTCAAAAAGAAGAACTTGCTAATGCGATTAGATCGCAAGTCTTTTTCGCTGATAAGATCGCCAGTCTTGAGGGAACTTCCTCCATGACTGGTAGAGTTGATGCAGTTAAGGGTGGAACTCTTAATTGGAAAGATATCTTATCTGAACTTCTAACCTCTATAACTCTCAAAGATCAATCATGGTCAAGATTGAATAAACGTCATGCTTGGAGGGGTATTAACTTACCTAGCAAGATACGTTCCAATGAGGGTGGTGAGTTGGCAGTTGCTATTGATACATCAGGCTCAATTTCTCAATATGAACTCAACATATTTTCTGAGGAACTACAAATGATATGCGAATCTTGCAACATAGATAAAGTAAGAGTTTGCTATTGCGATACTGTAGTTAGGAAAAATAGTGAGGGTGAATGGTGGGATATATTTGATCTCTCAATGGGTGAAGATATAGAGTTGGAGATTAGAGGTGGAGGAGGAACAGATTTTGACCCTCCTTTTAATCTCTTTAATCAATACTCTGATGACGTTGATGACGTATGTGCTTTTATTTACTTCACTGATGCTTATGGTGATGTAAGCGAAGACGTAGAGCCAAGCGTTCCTGTAGTTTGGGCGATTACTCATAATGGTTATGAGTATGACCCTAAATTTCCTTTTGGGGAGAACGTTTACATCAATGTTTCTGAGTTTGCCTAACGTATGATGCGATTTAAGGGTAGGGTTTTCTAGCCTATGCTAGACCCTTACCCTTATCGTTTTAATGCAATAGCGAGTGTTCTAGGAGGTCGATTTTCGAGTTTTTGTCTGAAAAATGGGTGTTTTTCACTGATGAGCCTAAAAATAGGCGAAACATAAACTTAAATAAATTCATAAAAGATAGGAGGTTTTTTATGAAAACATATACTTTCAAACAAGACACTGTTATTACTGAACAATGCGAAGTAGTTGCTGAATCTGAGGAGATAGCTATTGATCTTATGTTGAGTGGTGACTTCGACTGGGAGGAAATTAAATCACAAAGTGGTGATTGGGAATTAGTGAGTGTGTCTGACGAACAGTTATCTGCTCAAGAACGTAAAGGTTTTTATGGTTATAAACAAAAGACCAATAATTACTTTCCTGAGTTAGATGATTGATAGTCTAGTTTTTCTCATGCGAGAATGTTTTAAGACTTAAAAATAAATAAACTAAACTGCAATAACTTGCCAGTTGCTAGAGTGC